TTATGGCAAAGAAAGTTCAATATGTTTTTCTCTGATTCTCCATTCAACTTTATCTTTTTCATATGAACTCCAAATTCTATTAGCGAGTATATCTGAAGCTTGAATCAAATAATTTTTCTTAGAATCAAAATAATTAACAGCAATTTTTACTTTACCATGTAGTATAGGTTCGAAAAAGCTACCATAATTAAAATTATAGATTCCTTCTACTAGTTCCTCATATATTGATTCTTTTAGAGAATAATATCCATCAGAAGCTGTTGCTTGTTCATCCATATTAAGTACAATTTTAATATCTTCTTCAGCTGTTAATAATCCTGAAGAAATTAATTCTTGGATTATTTTCTTTACTGCTCTTTTTAAAGCATAGTCCTTATATCTACAGATAGATTTTTTCTGTTCCAAGATATATTGGTATAATTTTTTTCTATCAATAACTACATGAAAGCTGTAATATTTTTTCATAATAGCATACAGTTTACGCTTATCATTAGGATATTTTAATAGATTAGATGCTTTAGCTTCACTTAATCCTCTCGCCTCTGATATTTTCCTTGCTAAACTTCTATAATTTCTTTTTGCGTTGTCTACCTCTATCCGGCTCAAAAAAATATATCCAGCATATATGAAATAATCAGTATTAGCATTTGGATGTAAATTACCTGAATCATCTAGTTAATTTGCAGATATTGCATTATCTCACCTCTTTGCTATTGAATATATATTAATTATATCAAAAAAATATTAAATTTGCTGTAATTCATCATAGCTATTCAAATTTACCCCAAGTACTTGTACGCTTACCACCAGAACTTTCACCAGTTGGCAAATAACCGAATTGTCCGTTTCCACGAGGTTGTCTGATCCACACATATCCACCCGAATGGCAGAAAGCGTCGTACTTAACAACTGAGTCTTTAGGTAGAACTGCGATTTTAGTTGAGTTTGTAGTAGCTCCCCAACGTAAAACTATCCCTTCGTTGACAGTGATTGTAAACTTTCCATCTTCCTTGTACCATTTTACTCCCAGATCATCAGTCCAAGAATCGTACTTAGTACTGTTTTGACTAGGTGCTGGAGCTGGTTTAGGTGCTTCAGTTTGTGGTTTTGCTCCAGGTTTAGCAAATTTATCCCAAGCACTCGCATCCAGATACCAGATTGAACGATCCATGTCACCACCAGTGTATTGCCAACCAGCAATTGAACCAAAAGCACCACTAGAAACGTTCATGTTTGGCACAGTCCAAGAGTTCCAGTTCATGCTTGCATACTTGGCTACCCAAACTGCACAATCTTTTGCACAGTTGGCTACTTGATTTAAAGCTGACTCCTGAACATAAATGACACACCATACTCCAGTCAAACGGTGTACTTCGTCTACGAATTGACGTACCCAGTTAGAATTACCCCATGCTGAATTTTGGTAACCTTCCCAGTCAATCACTAACATACCTTGACCAACATAGTTCTTGATATTATTGATAAAATACTGTGCTTCTGCTACTGGATTACCACCACCAGCATAGTGATACAAACCACGCTTTTTACCTAATTGTCCTGCTAAGTCCCATTGGTGATTGCACTTAGGATTAACGTATCCTGTCCCTTGAGTAGCTTTAACAATAACCCCTTGAGCGTGTGGATCACGAACGATACTATCGTCTGACCCTGAGTAAACGTCTACTGTGTACATAACCATGTTATTAGTCCTCCTTAATCTTAGTTGGTGTCAATTCCGATTTTTCGTAAGCTGATTGAACGGCGGTGTGAATAGTCTTAGAGTCTAATTTATAGCCTTGCTTCTTCATCACGTCGTTAACAATCATACTAGCTTCATCAAACTTTTCACGGCCGCTCTTATCTTGGCTAACTAAACTGGCAACTGCCATATCCGCTACCTGTTCAAGTAACGTCCACAGTGCTTTAGATTGTTCGGTGGATGCATGTTCAGCCTTATTATCTAACACTGGTTTAAGTTGTTTGAGTAAAAAAATAGCCAGTACAGATAACAAACCTGTCTGTACCAGCCATTCTACAACATCATTAATTACTTTCATTTATTCTTCTCCTTTCTCGAATAAAGTTTTAATTCGTTCGTGGTGTCTATCTAGTCTTCTATCATGTTCATCAACTCGTTTTTCTAAACGTTCAAAATTTGCTTGTTGTTTATCAAAACTAGCATTTAACTTTTGAATGTTAGTATTCAATGTTCTTAACTGTTCAGAAAAAGGCTTTAATACTGAATTAATGTTCTTATTAAAAGCCTTACTGCCATGATTTATTAACCAGTAAATACCACTAAAAAGGACGGAAATAACCGCCAAGATTGACGCTATTTCCGCCCATGAATATCCTAGTAATGTATGCACATAACCATCTCCTTTATTTACCTCGTTTATTACATCCATTTATCAAACCATGTGTACTCATCTGGCATTGTCTTATCCATGTTTTCTAGTATTGCGTCATTGACAATCCCAAGTCCATACAACACACGGACAATATCTCCAGCCTTATACAATGGATACCCCCCATTTCCAGGCATAGGGTCAGCCAGTGTAATTCCATAATTTCGATTGTCCCAGTCCTTGATTTTTGTGTTAACTGGATTAATGACAATCGTTTTGCTTGTTATATAGGATTTAAATTTTCCCCAGTTACTGCCTATATCCCAAACTTTTTTAAAACCATACGCCAATGCAAAAGTGTTGTTTGACAATTTTATCAAACTACCAATTACACTATCTGAATGAACAGTCGTGTTGTTGTAAAAGTCTGGAAATTGTAAGCCAACACCATTATCAAACCATACAGTCCACGGTTTTGTACTTACATCTAATGACCAACCTGTTGGTGCGTGTTGTTCACTTTGTACTTTAAGCGAATTGATGAAATCTTGTTCTGTTCCAGAATTTCCTAAATCTAGCCAAATTTGATAAGCTGACTTTCCATCACGACCATCAGCCCCACGTTCCCCTTTATCGCCTTTAGCGTTTTTAACTGCTTCGGCAAATCGTTTTTCAAAATCTTCAATAGTAATAACTGGTATTGTTTCACCATCTACTTCACTAACATTTTTCGTTATTTTAAAATATCCATAACTATCGCTCGGATAGATACTATCTTCGTTTTCCCAAACTTCAAAATTATAAGTATCTGGTGTTAAATCTTTAAATTTGTCTGTGGTTAAAACAAGGCGGTTATCTTCAATCGTTAATGCTTCTGATTTTAGATAACCGCTTGCATTTTTTATTTTTAATTGATAATCAGCATCACTATCTAAACTAACTCTACTATCATCAGAAAACAGTGTTATCTTCAACTTAGTTTGAGTGTCTTGGTGTTTGAATACTTTCTGATTAATCGTTAATGTTTTCAAATTAACACTCCTTTATTCCTACCCACCCCCCCTTTCACTGAATTAAGCTGCTTTATCTTCAGGGAACATCTTATCGTAATCTTCTTGAGTAAAGTAATTTACTTTAACAAAAAGTTGTACATTTTCCTTTGTGAATAATCCCATATCATAATAACGTTTTACGATTTCATAACTATATCTCATCTTATTTACCTCCATTTTCTGCATTAGTTGCATTTTGTAACATAATTTGTGCTAAAGTTGCATTAATTTGTTGATTTGACTTAGTCATTTCATCTACCGTATCAGTCAAAGTGTCAACTTTATTTTGTAAATCTGCCATTAACAACATTTGTTGTGCTGCAGCTTGTTCTTCTTGGGTTGGTTCTGGTTTCACTTCTGGAGAGGCATGTTTTTGTTTCCATTCATCTTCCGTCAAACTATCCCAAGAATGTGTACTTTCATTCCAAGTAGGATCGTATAAACCTACACCATTACTATCTACCGGCTCTACTGTTGTAGCATTAGCTGGAATCTCAGCAGTATCTTCGATTAAATCATATCCAGCAAATGCTTTTGTATCTTTATCATAAAAATATACTTGTTTCATTGTTTTCCTCCTAATGTGTTACTAATGGAATTAATGCTTGAATGTACATTCCTGATCCATCTGGCTTGTGGAAAGTACATTTACCAGTGCCAGAATTAATGTTCATAAAGCCAATTCCGTTATTATCTGTACGTCCAACTACTTGATCATAGCCAATTTTATTTGAAATTGATGTTGGTAAATAGCACGATCCATTACCATCACCAGTAACATACATTGTTATTAGAATCTCATTACCATCATTTCTAATTTTATAAGCATTAGAATTGCCAATCCCATTTAAATTCAAAAAGCTCTGTGGTTGTCCCCAAAGCAAACCATTGTTGATTTTGTCAAAATTTTCTTTAATCTTTTCTGGTCCGTTTTGCATTTCAGAAAAAATAGGTTCAAAATTTATTGCCATATCCATTCCTTCTTTCTTTATTGATTAAAATAAATAGCCTTGTAACCATTAAAGGCTGCAAAGCTACCATCTTGTAATTTATTCATTTGTGTGTTGTCTGAAAATTCATTGCTACTATCTAATAATTCAACTGTACTCTTACCACTAGCTACACTAATAACTTTAGCTTGGATATTGCGTTTATTTCCGCCACCAAACATACCAGCTGGCTCTGTACCAATTGGCACTAAACCTAAACTGTATTCTTGGTAATTAAGCGTAATTATTGAATTGACCGTTAAACTAACTGGAATAACTAACCTTATCCCTCTAGTTTTAACAGTGATCGTTGTTTTTGAACTTTCACGACTTCCATTATAATTAGTTACCGCCAATTGATAACTTGTATTAGGCTTGAGTCCTGTAACTGCATAACTCTTGTTTGAAGTTGTTGTGATTAATTGTGTTCCGTTATATATCCGATAACTCATTCACATCACGTCCAACTCAAAGTAACTGAATTTGCCGTTACATCACTTGAAGTCAAATTGCTTACATTAACTAACGCTTCATAAACTTGAATCGTCAACATGTTTGAAGTTTTACCACCTAATGTAGCAGTAATTGTAGTTGAACCTACGCCAACTGCTTGTAAATTACCGCTATTATCTACAGTCGCTACCTTAGTGTTAGTACTTGCTAGAGTAGGTGTTCCACTTGTTTGATTTGGTGGTGTTAATGTAACAGTAATCTTAGCTGTTTCTCCAACTTCAAATGATGTCTTACTAATCGCTAACGTGATAGATTGTACTGGAATTTGTGCTGTTGTAACTGTAATAATGTTAGACTTAGCACTTTCACGTAAACCATTATATGCAGATACTGCAAAACGATATTTCGTATTAGCTTTTAAACCTGTTGCAGTATACGTCTTTACATCAGTTACTTCAGCGATTTTGGTTAATTCTCCACTATCACCTAGCCCTTGATAGATATAATACTTCAAATCTCTACCTCCATTCTAATCTCTCTGTTGTGTCATTTACGTAAACTGCCCTTAAATCACTGGGTGCTGTTGGATAATTAAAATAGCCTGTGCTATGTGATAAATAACTACTGCCTTTACCGTCTCCAGTTTTAGCAGCACTATCATCAACATTACCCAGACTAATCTTAATTGTTTTATTACCACTGATTAAATACCAATCTCCATACTTGTAGTATGGTTTAGCATCCATGTAGAAATTACGTGGTATACGAACAACGATTGAATTATTATCCGTATACTCAGCTTCACAAGGAACTAATTTAGTTAATGTTTCACCAAATGAGCCAGAACCTAAACCACCAGTTTCAGTACCAAGTGCATTTTCATAGTAGAAAACGGTTGGTTTAGGATAGTCTTTTTGATTATGTACAATCTTGATTGAATATCCGTACATAATATCTTCTAAGCTATCCGCTGAAATCATACTTAGGTTACGTTCTGCTACATAACCAGATTGTAAGGCAATCACATTAATTTCATCTGGTGTTTCATCGTGTTTTTTAGCTCGAACTTGCCACATATTACCATGACCGTCGTCTTTGCTATCCCAGCCACTTGTAATCACTAAATCTCCATCTTGTAACTCAAGATAATTCTTCATGATTGCGACTGTATCGAATTGAAACGGTCTATCGTGGAATTGTGCTTGACGTAAGGTTTCTTGAATATGCTGAGCCATTTCTTGTAGTCTAGTGTAATTGACTTTAAGCCCTGTTTGAGCGTTAAAAATAGCATCATACGCTTCTTGAATAGCTTGCTTGTATTCATCATATGCAGCTTGGAACTTAGCTTTTGCATCTGCAGACAAAGAATTAAATAAATCTTCTGTTCGCTTTTCTGCTTCCCTTACTTTTTCGTACTCTTTCTCAAACTCATCTATTGCAATATTTGCAGTTTGTCCTACTGCAGCATAGAAACGGTCTTGTAAAACCACTAAAACCATATCAACTGTTGATACAGTATTACCATTTGCGTCAATAAATTTGAAATAAGCTTGTTCCCAAGTCCCTTGATAGTTAAAGGTATTTTCATCAAAGTAGACTGTACAACGCCCTTGTTCTAAATTGTCTGTCTTTTGGTCTGCTCTAAAATCTAAATAGTGCCTATGCGCTACTTGCTTTGGATCCACACCACCAAATAATAACTTCATTCCACGTAAATCTACTGGATAGCTGTTTGAAGTTACAAATAACTTGATGTAGTCTTGTGTATCTCCAACACGTCCCTTAAACTTATTCGTAATATCTAGCACTTCATTTTGATATCTCAATAAGTCAAAATTAATATACTGATTGTTCGCTACTGCCATTAATTCTCACCACCTTTCAAATATTGTTCACTAACATTATCTTGTTTAAACTTCGCTAGTTTATCTAAAATAACTTGAAGTTGTTGATAATACTGATTGAAATTATCCTTATCTAACTCCAGTTTATTATTCAAATAAGCTTCATAAGATACTGTTACTAAATTACCCAAATCATCATACTCTTGGTAATCAGACTCATTTAATAGGCTTGTCAGTTTCTTCAAAATAATATTGATTAACCTTGTATTCTCACAAATTTGGTTATATAAAAGCCGTGAAAAACTTGCATCTAGTTTCTGAATGATTAACGCTAATCTAAAATCATTATCTAAATACAAATCATCATTCAACCAACTCAAGTGATTATTAATCTTATCTTGAAAGTCTGTCATGTTCTTCTGATATACACTTAAAAACTCATGTATATCACCATTCCAACTAAGCACTAAATATCAACTCCTTAAACTTATCGCTTGGCTCTGCACTCATATCTACATTTCCAGGTATTCCTTTAACGCTACCCTTACTTGTGAATTGATGTAAGTCATATGGATGTGTAGGTTTTAAACTATTAGCCAATGTGCCATCATTTTGTCCGTAACTTGGTATCCAAATCGCACCAGGACGCGCGACATTCAAATTGAACTTATCGTACAAATGATTAGCAATGTACAAAACAATCTTGTTATCTGGCACACCTAAAGCATTGAGTTGTGACATATAAGCCTCAACTCCCGCTCTCATCTGAGTAACATCTCCACTCATCTCAATACTTTCAACATCAATCGCATAAAAAATAGGCTGTTGCTTACCTGCGACAACCTGTTGCGTTCTGTTATAAAAATCTCTTGCTTCTTGTTGAGCATCTGATGTAGATGTAGCAGCAAAATATGCATACACCGCATACTTTCCACCAGATAAAATACATTTCTGTAAGTTTTCCATGTACTTTAAATCTTGGTGAGCAGAACCATGTTGGACTCGGATAATGCTCAAAGTAACATCATCAGCTATCACGCTAGGCCAATCAATTACACCTTGCCATTCTGAGACATCAATAATCTTGCCAATGTGTTGTGGTTTAGGTGTATCTGGATTGATTGGAGTATTGTTGTTGAGTTTATCGTCAATGTATTTCTTCAATGTTTCTTCTAATTCTTGCGTACTTCCACCATTTAGCTTTGAAATAGTTTTAGTAACGCTAGTACTAATTTCATTCATTTTTTGAAGAATATTAGTGTTATTTCTAAGAATAGAATAAGGTAAATTATTTAATGTTAGTTGCGTTTGCTGCGTTGGATCAAATGGATACCATGTAAATCCAACTATCATTACCTCTGTAACTAATTTAACTGTCTTTACTTCTAATCTTCTAATTTCCCCTATATCAGGTTCAATATTACTCGATTCATTAGCAGTACCAGATATTAATGGTTCTAGTTGGAATTTGCTTCTAACATATGCCTCCATTGCATTTTTATCATGGAATCTATCATCAGACATATCTGCTGCTGGATGTTCTCCCCATTTTGCAATAGAATCTTTATCTTCAACCATAAAATCATCAAAATATTTTTCTGTATGAGTTTCTTCTTCTGTTTCAGTATGAGTAGTAGGACCTGTACCACCGCTTTTAATTAAGTCTAACGGATTTAACCAGGTTCCATCATTAGTAAAGGATTTCCCAACTGCAACATTGAAATCTTGACGTGTTACCCCAACATGTAAATGGTCTGTATCACGATAACCTATTATATCACCTGTTTTTACAGTATCTCCTACATTAACTGTTATTTTTCCTGCACTTGAAAAAGCTTCCTGATAAACAACATTGTATCCACCACCAGAAATAACAACATAGTTACCCAAACCACCCATATAAGATTTTATTGTTACTTTTCCACTATGGATAGCATGAACAGCACTACCAGGATGATCTACGGAACCAAAATCTAAACCGTCATGGAATCCATTAGGTCTAAATCCACCGCCTGCATTAACGCCGAATAATTGACCTCCCATAAAGTTTCCTTCTCCCACATCTGGAAAAGGCCAACCCCAACTATCACCATCGCCATCCGTCACAGTAATTTCTTTGGTAGTTGTAACTTCATGTTCAGTTCCTATTGCTCTAATTTTATTAATAATCCCAGTTGAATCAATATTTAATTGAACTTCACTCGTGTTATGCAAGTAATCCAATCTTTTACCTTTATTTTGATAAAAATCTTTTTTATTATAAATTCTTATATTTCGATTATCTGGATAAAAAATAGCATTTTCCCAGGTGGATAAAATCTTAGATATCATATCTTTACCATTAGTATTACCTAAATCAGTTATCTGTTGCTTATCAAAGTTACCGATAACTTGATATGAAAAACCATTTTTATTTCCATCAAGATAAAATGCTAATACATCGTTAACCGTATATGTTTTTTCGCCGCTATTGACTTCATATTTCCAAAAATTAGCTAACTCATTAGATACATGTGTTGCAGTTATTTGTATAGTTGATACTCCTGCGGCATAATCTATCGCAAGTGTCTTGATAACATACTCTTGATTATCAAAAAATACGCTTGCTTCTACCGCAATCACTTTAAATAAGTCTGAACCATCATCATACACTGTAAAAGATAGTTGATTAGTATCATTTTCAGCCCACTGAATGTTAAAACTATTCCATAAGATATTATTTAGAATAAAAATCTTATCTTGGTTTCTAGGTTTAAATTTAACTATTCTTTCATTCAACTACTTCCACCACCTTTAGAATGTATAAATGAATGGAAATGAAAATGTTATATCCGCTACTTTATCAAGTGTTATTTCGTTCCAACCCTTTTCCAACTTGATATACCCAAAATCAGTTTCCATTGAGTCATAATTATTATTTTTATAAGTATTAATACCATCCAAAACTACCGTATCATTAATATTTAGTGATCCTTTGAATGCCCAACTTGTGCCATTGGTTGTATTTCTAACTGTTAATCCACCATTTACAGATTTAATTGTTATTTTTAAATCATGCTTCTGGAAATATGGATCTACTGCAATATCACTAGCATTGAATACTTTAAAACTCGTTTGATTATTGAAATGGTAATTTAAATTAGGCACATTAGCTAAATTTAATCCATATCCCCAACCGTTAGTTTGAGATATTTGGTCTGACTTTAAATAGCTATATTTCATACCACTAGGATTTTCAAATGCTACTGTGAAAGTCGCCCAATTTGATCCTTCTTCATCTGGAGTTATAACAAACGGTGCTGTTCTAACGTATCTAACTATTTGTTTATCAATATCAGTTCTAATTCTAAATAATTCTTTTTGCATAAAAGTTTGCATTATATCATGCTTAGCTAATAAGTAATCTTGCCATGTTGAAAACCACAATAAAAATGTACAATTTACCGTTGTAGGTTGGTAAGTTGTATAATTCCATGTTTCTCCATCCTGCATAACGTTATTTTGGTATACATTTGCAATTGATGGATTTTCATCTAGTTTTAACAAGGTTAAATTAGAAGTAATATCTTTTAAGCTAAATTCTGGACTATTTCCATATTTGATATAAAAATCATTATCCATTAATACACCTCCTAATAACCTTGATAATCAGCTAGTCTTTGATCTAAGGCTTGTTGTTGATATTGTTTTGTCTTATCAAATCCACTCTCTCGAATAGCCTTGATTTGTTGACTGCTTAATCCTAATAATTGACTAAACATCGCTAATAGCGAATCAAATTTATCGTTTAATTCTTTTATATCTCTATTATCACGACTGGCTGAATGTCCTGGATCTTGCTTAGTAAATTCAGAAGTCAATTCATGCATAAGTTGCCAAGCTCTAGGACGCTTAACTGGATCAGTTGGAATAATATATTCAGGCTTATTATTTTCGGCAACTTCGATTAATTGGTTAGTATCAATTCTTCCACCATAAGCCATCATTCTATGACCTGAAGGACCCCAACCTCTCTTTACTCCAATTGGTGGGAAATCGTTTCTCCAATTACTATCATTTAAAACTGCCATAATTTGATCTAAGGCAGAATGAATATTAGCATGTCCTGGGACTGCCCAACTTCTCCAAGTACCAAGTTTATATTGAAATAATCCAATTGGTAGCCCTGTTCCGTCATGATCGTCATAACCACCATTTTGAGCAGGATCTACACCAGACTCAGTTGATGCTTGATAGTACAAATGCTCTATATCACGTTCACTAAGTTTTTGATGCATTAATCTAGCAGCGTGTTTAGCTATCTTGGCAAATTCAGATTTAGCCATTCTACCAGCTGGACTATTTCCATCGCCACCAGCTCCAAAATCTTCAAACAATTTCTTTACCCAACCAACTGCTAAACTCGCTAATTTATTAGGAAAGTTAGTAATAATATCGCCAGCTAAGCCCTTAGCTGATAAATTACCAATATGTTTCTCAAAAACTTCTTTTAAAAATTCAGCTGGTTTCTTCAAAATATCTTCTGCTTCATCAACCAAATCAACAGCACTATTCCAAACACCTTTAAAGAACTTGCCAATACCATTAGCGTATGCTGGAATACCTAACATTGTGGTTAATTTATAAGTATCTTCACCATTTAAGACACTTGATCCTTTAGGTAAAGGCACTACCATATTACGTTGTTTAGGGAAAATACCTACCTTTCCATTAGGCAATCTAAACATTTCACGATAATGTTCACCTACACCATCATTAACTAAAGCTAATCCACCTTGATGCGTTCCGTTTGAATCTTGTACATCAGCTGTACCTTTAGCATAAGATACTGCTGGAATTGCCCAACTAGCATTTATCTGTGGAGCACCAACTTTATCGAGAACCCAGTTAATACCTTTCTTTAAACCACCTAACATATCATTAAATGGTTTAACCACACCGTTTACCAAATCTACAGCTTTATGTTTAACACCTTTAACTGCTGAACCAACAATATCTTTTAGTTGTCCAAATTTATCAGTAAAAGTATTTACCATATCACCTAATCTGCCACCAGTTTTATCATTCAACCAATCATACATATCCTTGAATATATTTTTAGTAAACTTACGAATATTTTTAGCGGTATCGTTAATATCACCGCCTAATTTATCCCAATGTCCACTGGTAAAATCTTTCCAAATATTAGTGTAGGATTGGATAGCATCATAACCTGATTTAAACTGTTTAGGATTCTCTTTAGCCATTTTTTTAGCGACATTAAGCGTTGTATTATTAAGATTATTCCATGATTTTACAATCTTATCTTTACCATTATCAGCATTTTTCTTTAAACTATTCCAGCCATCGCTAAACTTCTTCTTAGTATCTTTCCACATATTATTGGCAGACTTAGCAACATCTTTATTAAACTTATTCCAACTCTTTTGAGTGTTCTTAATACCTTTGTTAGTTGTATCTTTAATTGATTCCCAACCTTTGCTGAAGAACCCTGTAATGTTCTTCCATACTTTAGATATCTCTTTAGGTAAGTTTTTAAAGAACTTGATTATATTATTAAATGCTTTTTTAGCATCCTTTACCAAACCATCAACAAACTTCTTGAATTTTTTGTTGTGCTTATATAGTTCATAGAATGCAACACCTAAAGCAGTAATTGCTAAAATTGCAATGCCAAATGGATTAGATAGAAATACTGCTTTAAATCCTAATGCTAGTTTCTTTGCTGCAGATAACATACCATTGAATGCAACCTTAACAGCTTTACCTGTTGTAACTGCTGCTGTCTTAATTCCATTTAAAGCTTTTTTTGCTCCACTGATTAATATCTTAGCAGTCCAGCGTAAAGCTTTATCTAGTTTAGTAGCTCTGGCAAATGTGGCTAAACCTTGTAAATCTTTCTTAACCTTACTGATACCTTTTATTGTTACATGTAAAGCGAGAATACTTGCTAATGCAGCAGAAAATCCCTTAATAACACCAATATGCTCAGCCATTATTTTAACTAAACCAATTACACCACTTGCAATAGTTCCAATCAGCTTACTTATATCCTTTAATCCTTGCTTACCTTCTTTAGAATTAAAAAACTTAGCCATTTCTACCGATGCATCTCTCATTGCTGGTAATAAAGCTGTACCTAGTTCCATCTTAGCCGCTTCACTAGCTTCTTTAAATTGAGCCATCTGTTTCTTTACGGTACCTTGGTTCTTTTGTGCTAACTCTTGTACATATCCTTGCCCCTTATAAGACTCTTGGACTTTTTTATTTAGCTTTTCTAATTCTTCGGCATTACTTGATAAAATGTGAGCTGCTGAAATACCTTCAGCTCCAAATAGAGTATTGAATAATACTCCTTTAGGTTGTTCCTTTAAATTTTTTGTATGTTCATTAAATATTTTAAAAATATCAGATATTGATTTCATTTTGCCTGATTTATCAACAAAATCTTGAGTTGATAAACCTACACTTTTTAATGCTTCTGCCGCTTCACCAGATGGTTTTATAAGTCTTGTTAAGACTCTGTTCAATCCTGTACCGGCTTTATCCGCTTCTCATTTGTTATCTTAGAGGCTCTTTATCCTCTAATTCTTATAGTTTCCTATAAGTTCAGACTATCTTTTAACCTACGTCTTATACGTTTAGGTTCCTTGCCTTCGTGGAATTTTCTGCATGAAAAAAGACTTACCAAATTGGCAAGTCTTGATTTTTAGCTTACTTATTCTAGTCGTTACACCTTCCTTGTATTTCTACTAGGCTTGGCTCGGGATCAACTTATAATTTATTTTAATCCATGATCCTTTTTCCATTCATCTAATCCACCAATTCCAAAAGATGAAAAAATGAAATATAACAGTGCCCAAATCAATATATGATTCCAGAACCAGTCCCAAAAAACATAGATAAACACAGTCAGTATTAAAAATATAGCAATCATTATTAACCATATGTATTTATCTATAAAATTAAAGAACTTTTTTTTCATTTATACCACCTCCAGAACTTTTATTCTAGAAATATTATACCATAAATTACTTAGTCTTCCCCGAATTAACAAGGTTATTTTTCAAAATTATTTCTAATTAAGCGGCCAGTTTCCAAAGCCCATTATTAGATAAAATACCGATTGCAGATGCTGTTTCGCCAATGTTAAATCCTAATGCTTTTGCTGATGGCCCTACATATTCCATAGCTTTACCCAATGAATTAAAATCAGTAGCAGTCATATCAGCAGCATAAGCCATTTCATTAACAGCTTTTTTAGTGTTTTCTGCCATTTTCTTTGTTCCGTCTACTTTCATTCCGAAAGCTTCTAATGCAGCTGTAGAATTATGGACAACATCATTAAAATCTTCTCCTGATGCCACGCTAGCTTGTAGCATGGTTTTCATTGAACCAAGTGCTTGCGAGGATGAATAACCACGTTTTACCAACTCTTGATAACCATCAGCAATCTTTTGTTGACTAACACCATACTGTACAGACATTTCTTTACCTTCTGCCTGCATTTTAGCAACATTCTTAGTTGCTTCTGCGGCTTTTTCACCGCCAGTTGTCAGCAAGTTAAAAGTCTTGACATAAGCATTTTGTAAATCGCTAGCTTTTTGAGCTCCGTCAACAGCTGCGGCACCAATACCACGAATAATTGGAGTCACTCCTGATAGAACAGTAGAAAACTTAACTGTATAATCAATTAACCTTTTTCTACTAGATTTAATTTTTTCACCTAATTTATCATTAAATGATATTATTCTACCAAAACCTCTAGGATTTAGTTTATCCATTTCATCTTGAAGTTTCTTGGTTTCTGTCTTAGCTTTAGCTATTGCCGTTGCAGTTTCATTTACTCTAGTCTTTTGCTTCATGTATGCTTCACTCGTCATACCTGTTTTACTTGCAATAGACTCTAATTCTTTTTCTTGCAACTGATACTGTTTATTTAAACTATTCAATGCATTCTTAACACCGCTTAACTGTACCTTTTTAGCGTCTAGTTCTTTTCCTTCAGCTCTCAGTCTTTCAACATAACTTTTAGATAAAGCTTGTGTAGTTCTATAACTTTTCTGCAAATCGGCCAAACCATTATTATAGTAATTCATTGATGACTTAGCTTTAGCTTGCTGTGCTTCATAACTAGCTAATTGACGTGTAGCAGTCTGAATATCTTTTTCTAATTTTATAAAAGTATTAGCTTGATTTTTATTAGTTTGATCAAGCCCTTCTTGTCTACTTTTAAGTTCATCAATTTTTAACTTCTGATACTCAATAACTTTGCCTATACCTTCGTATCTTGACTCCAAAGCCTTCAAACTCTCGCCAGCTGCTCTATGTTGCATTTCACTAGCTTTCCATGAGTTAGTTAAAGCTGAAATGCTATTCCTAAAAGCTGAAATACTCTGAGCGGCTTGAACCGTTTGTACAGTAATTTTAGTCGCCATTTCATTTTGAACTTTCACTTGAATTTAACCTCCTTTCTTTCAAAATAAAAAAAGCCAACTTTTCAGTTGACTTTCAACGTTTCATACCATGAATTCTTTTCCAACGATCTAACCCGCTTGGTGAAGAAAAGAAAAAATAGAGAATTAATAATACAATAGCTATATCTATATGTGTAAAAAATAAATATATACCGACGATAACACAAACTATTAATAATATTAATAATAAATTATCTTTCTTTTTAAACCATTGTAAAAATTTTTTCATCTACCTCACCTCCGGGACTTTCTTATGTGGATATTATACCATATTTTTACTTTCCCCGTAAGCGCCTTAACGCTTCTCTTGGCGTAACTGGTCTGTCTTCCTTAGCCTTAGCAGACATTACTTCAACTAACGTTTCAAATTCTTCTTCATCGCTAACAGATATTGCTATACCAGATTCCAACATTAATTTCTGTTGTAGGTATAGCAAGTCTTGATATTCATTTTGAGTATCGATCAAAGTATCTGCTAAGCGTCTAATTCTTTTTTTGGATCTTTATCCTTTTTAACTTCTGAATTCATCATCGCTTTAATATCTTCTTCGGATTGACCTTTAATTCGCATAATTACATAGTTAATATAATTACCCAATTCTTCAAAAGTTAAATTATCTTCAGCAAGATCACGTTCTTTATTAGACAAATTTAAAGCTTTCTGTAAGAAATCAAAAGCACTGTCAGCAAACTCAATTTCCATGTTATTCATTTTAATTGCATTATTAACAAAATCTTCATTGCTGGAATCTCTTTCTTTTAATAACTCAGTTCTATCCTGTTCGATACCTAGCTTTAATAGTTTATTCATCATCATATCAGCTAATTTGATCTTCTTAACCGTTACTTTAACAAAAACTGGTTTCTTTAATCCAAGTTTTTTTGTATTAATTTTAACCATAATAAATCCTCCAACGTTTCACATTTCTCGTCTCTGTTTATTTAACTAATGTAAACCGGAATCTCCGCTAACAGCTACACTGCCTGTTTTTGTTCCACCAGGGATTTTAAGACTAGCTACACCGTCAAAGCCACCAAAAACTTCTTTGAACATCGCATTAATATCAAATCCTGCTTCATCATCAGCCCAAACCTTATAAGGTTGTGTTACCCCTTTATCATCAACAAAAGTTGTATCTTTAATTGGAGCTAAAGCTTGATAAGTCAAAGTAGTATCAGCTTCTGTAATATTGTTATTATCAGTACCATGGTTTTGTGCTGCTTGAGTTAATTCACCATTTGCAAAGCCTTCATAAATTCTTGTTCCGTCCATATCTTCAGAACAAATTAATAATGCTACGTTAGGCTTAGAACCAGATGTAAGCACATAACCACCTTTATCGTCAGATACATATCCTTTTAGGCGGTTTAATAAGTCTTTTTTGATATCTAACATAGTTAATGCAACTTGTGGTTGTTGCTTACCGTGTGTGATACGCTTAGCTTTATTATTTGCCCATTTAATCGTACCGTTTTGTTCTAAACCAGTAATATTAGCAGTTGTAGCACCTTCTCCATCACCATCAACTACTTCAACTCCTAGTTCACTAACACCTTTTTTAGCATCCTTAATAATATCGCCTTTATCGTCAACGATACCAAATGCTGCGTATAAAATACCATGAGTAGTTGCTCCTGCCATTCTATATACCTTCTTTCACTTTTAAAATTTTTGAAAAATAAAAAACCTTAGTCCATTGTTTAGTGTCTGGGTCCTTAATTCGATTTCTTGAAGTGTCAATCTCCCAATCATCGCCATTAAATAATTTAGCTAATTCTATTTCATGATTTTGGAAATCATCGCCACTTAACTTATAGAAAATCTGAACTTCAACCCCTACTCGCCAATACTTGATCTTCATATTGGCATAAAGACTAGGTTCATTTAAATATTCAGTAATTAATACTATATTTTTATTTGTATTTACTTCTACATTACTTGGAATAGAACCAGAGTATAACTCATCTATCCAAGTAATATCCTTCATCAATTTTTTTGCTATCGTGGTTGGTGTTTCCACTACTTACCACCTCGCATTATTTTGTCATATTCAGCCTTATTAGCTAGCAAAACTTCTGTCTTGGACTCATTAACAGTATTATCTACAAAATGAGTTGCTGGCATTTTAACTGTTCCGTCATTTAAGAATCTAGCAATATAAGCCTTTTTACCAAAACCAACTGTTGAGCTACCGTCTTCTTGACCGTCAACATTAGTATCTTGTGACATAACATATTCTTTTAAATGCTTTTCTTTCTTGTGATTTAACTTAGAAACTGGTGTATTTTTTCGTAAATTCTCTTCTAGTACTTTAGCTCCTGCTTGAGTAATTTTCTTTTTTTGCTCCATATTAGGAACAAGTTTATTCAAACTCTTACTAAAGTCTTGTAGTAATTTTTCAAAATCATTAGCCACGCTTGCCAGCTCCTTTCTTTTTCCTAATAACTACATAGTCATAAGCCATATAGTTATTAGTATCATCAGGAGAGATAGACACTACTTCATAAGTTTCATTTTTATATTTAGCTAATGTAGCTTCCTGAACTTTATCATTGTGTCTGATTGCCACAGTTAGAGTATCATCAAGCCCTAAGCCTGTTAATTGAAACTGTTGAGACATAGTCCGTCTTTGTGGAGCACACCAACACTCAAATAGTCTAACTGGCTTTTCAACTGTATCTCCAGTTAAATCATCAGCTACAAAACTAACAGTCTGGAACTCGATACGCTGATTAAATGAAGAATGTAATAACTTCTTAGGCATCGCTATCACCTTCTTCATATAACGCCAATTTTCCACGTAATTGTGAGATTATCGCATTTAAAGTTAGATTAATAGGATAAGTCATTACATCTTGTAAAGCCACTCTGTAATCATAATAAGCACCAGCTAAAGCTAAAATTGCTATTTTTTGAATTGCAATAACATCTTCTTGTTGCCAAAATTCATCATCGCCACCTACTGCAGTTTTAATATAAACTTCAGCAGCATTAATATATGAATTTAGTAATCTATCGTCATCATCGCCATCAATTCTAAGAGATAACTTTAGATCATCGAGTAATATTTCCTTATCCATCTAAATCACCTCTAAACTTTAGGTGTGCCTGCTAAATTAGTTTCTTGATCTTTAATAGTTTTGAATGAACCAGCTACCCAAGCTTCACTATCAGTTGCTACTACGTCAAAACAATCAATTACACGAACCTTAGTTAAATCTTTTTCAAACGCTCCTCCACCAATGTTAGTAGATAATAGAGACATATTTTCACGATCAAACAATGTTACTGCTTGTTTTAGATCACCATAGTATAATGGATGATTTCCAGAATTATCTGGTAACCAACGATCAGCAATTTCAATTACTCGCTTACCTTTAATGATGTATTGATCTGGTTGTTTAGGATCTGGTTGTAATAAGTAACGTCCCATTGCATCCTTAACTTTAGCTAAAGTATTCAAACCAGATGTATTAGTCATCAAGAATGACGTTGTTTTAATTGCAGGATCTACCCCTGTATTAATTAAATCGATAATACCGTCAAAATCTGCAATAGTTGGTTTCTTAGGCGCCTTATTCATTACATCAATAATTGCCTTGTTGCGTGTAACTACTACCTTTTTAGCAATCCATGCAGATAACCAAGCTAAGATATTTTCTGCAGTATCTTTCAATAAAGTATTTGTGACAGTAGTAATACCTGCATAACGTTTAATTGCGAACTTGATTAATGTTAGTTTTGGATCATCATTATCGCCAATTGCTGCAGTTTCATCATCTAGATTAGCTAATGGTGTAACATCAGTCCATTTTTCAAACACACGAGAACCACTTGGCATAGATACAGATTCACGATTTACGTATTGTTCTAATGAATCATAACGGCGTACTAATTGATGAATAGCTGTTTGAACGTCTTCAGGAATTGTCAGGCCAGCATTATTACCACTATCATCTTTAGAAGATGTAACCATCGCTAATACTTTAGGATCGTTATTCATCATACCAATAAAATCTTTAACGAATTTTGCCTTTAAATCTTTTTCATTATCATTCAATGGTTCTTTTGCACTATCTGGCATGTTATAAACTTGTTCAGCTCGTGCAGCATCTAATTGTTCTTTCAAATTATCACGACGTGCCACTTCTTTATCACGTTGAGCTTTCAAGTTAGCAAATTTTTCTTCATCATAATTATCATCAATTAAAGCAGCATTAATTTGCATGTTTAAATCTGCTACTTTTTGCCCAGATTCAATCCAAGCATTATTAAGTTCATTAATATTCATGTTTTACTTCCTTCTTTCCATTAAAATAGCCAGTTTCTTATCCTTTAAACTTGGATTTTCAAACTGGCTTGTTGTTTTATTTTGTTGTTTATCTGCCTTTAAAATTAAATTCATTAACTTATTAATAGCTGATTTACTAGGTATATCTTCCATAGAATTCATAACTGGTTCATCTTCTTCATTAACGAACATAATTTCATCAGCAAAACCTTTATCTACTGCATCTTGAGCAGTCAACCATGTTTCATTTGACATCATTTGTAAAAGGTCAGATTGTTTCATGCCTGTTTTTAACTCATAAGCACTGGCAATTGACTTATCAATTCCACTTAGAACACCTGCCTCATGACCTAAATCATCAGCATTTCCATCTACACGAGTCCACGCTTTATGTATCATGATTTGGGCTGTTGGTGCAATTGATACTGTATCTCCTGCCATTGCAATTACTGATGCAGCAGATGCGGCTAACCCTGTAACATTAACTTTTACATTAGATTTATTATTCTTTAACATACTATAAATTTCAGAGGCAACAAATACATCGCCACCATTCGATGCAATATCAACAACAATATCATCATCATCGCCTTCAGCAACTTCTTCGTCTAAAATTGCTGATACTTTTTTAGGACTTGTACAAGTCATGCCAAAATAGTCATAAAACATAGCAGTATTATCATCAACAATTGCTCCTTTAATTGGTATCTTCCGCATCGCTATCACCCCCTTTCGATTTTAACAATGCAGGTTGTGCTTCTGGTAAATCTTTTGGAAAATAACCAGTTTCTTGAAGTAAGTATCTAGCTTGATTATGTGCCAACATACCATTTTTAGTTAAACCAGATAATACTTGAGCGTACCCATCTTGTAGTGGATCTATTGCTGGTCTAATATTGTATCTAATATCCGCATTTAACTTATTATCAAGCTCTGATACGATTGATTCCATATATCGAGATAAAGCATTAGCATACATTCCTTTTATCTGGTCTAAAGATGACTGTTGGTCTCCTTGACCGTTTAAATAAGAATTGGGAATACCATACACTTTAGCGATTTGATTACCAGTCCAATCAGCTTGTGCTAATAATTTAGCAATATCCGATTTTATTTCTAAAGGTGAATATTCTTCTAAATCATCAATTACAACTGGTCCATTATTTGCAGCTTGAACTTGCCTCATAAATTGTTTAGAACGTAAAGCTTTTAATTTCCAATCAATAGTACCTTCTTTTTTGATTTTCAAAATACCAGGTGCCATAATTGCTTGACTTAATGCAGCTCTAGTTAATTTATTAGAATCATTTTTAATGTTCAGTTCATTAGCTAAAGCAGATAAAGGACTGATACCAGTCATACCACCGTTTTTTGAAAGTAATCTAAAATGTAAAATATCATTTTGTGGGACATTCATTTTTACTCCAATTTTTGGCTCGTCAAAGGTAATATTGTAAATTAAGCCTGAACCGTCATCTAGTAAATATGCACTAACCTGTGATGGTCTCAAATATTCCCAATGATTATCTATACCATTAATATTTCGCCAACGATATATAAAAGCTTCTCCACCCAACAATAATTGAGCAAATACTGCTTGCCAAAAGGCATGACTATTTGATGTTAAAGTTGGATTATCAATTATTCCTTGATATCTAGTCTTACTACTGATAATTTGTGAAGATGCTAAGTCTCCAGATAATTGAAAAATTGCTGAATATATATCTGAATTCTTTAAGGCTTCTTTAGCGCTAATATAAGTATCACTATCTTTACCAGTCAGGACATTAAAAACTTCTTCATCGCCAAAACCAAATGGAACACTCATTGTTGACGTTTTTAAAGCATTATTAATATTAAATATTGGCATTAACTATCACCTCGCTTTCGTTCAGAGATGACTTCAACTAGCCAACCTAAGACAAATAATATTAAGGATATTACAAACCAACCTAGTGTAGCATTAATTCTAAAGGCTGTATAATCTAATACAACCATTGCTGAAATAAACAATAAAACGTCTGAAAGTTGCCATAAATATCCTATAATTCGTCTAAAAATCATCAAAATCACCTCCTAATAATCCAGATTCATCACTCATATACCAATCTTCAACTTGCTTAGTTGTCATTAATTCAACTTGTTTTGACTTATCATTAGCTATTCCAAAATCTTCAAAATGGTACATTGCTTGATACATCGCATCAATAATTGCATCCACTACGTCAATTTTTAGCGTTGCTTTAGCCTTATCTACTTGAATACCGATTTTATCTTCATAAATCTGTGCGTTCATTAATGCTTTTTCCATGATTTTATCGTCAGGACGTGTAATTGTCCCTTCAATAAAGCACTTCTGCAAAAATTTTGTAGGATCTTTTAGCTCTGATGTCCGTTGCCTGATACCTTGCAATGGATAATCAGTATTTAACTCAAGTTGCTTTATTGTAGTAGTTGCTCCCCAATCATCATAGCCGAAGAATATAACATTAAGATCATTATCATGTATGTAGTTTAATAACCAATGATAAACCTGTTCTTCATTAATCAAACCTTGTGGATGACTGGTAATAGTACAATAACCTTGCTTAGCTAATTCACGATAATTTATACCATCTTGCTTTTCTTTAGCCTCAATTGAACCAGCATGTTGCCAAGGAATAAATGAATGTTGCTCAACTCTCCATTTAGGAACACCATGATTTGCTGAATAAGGATATACAAATGCTATTGCGGTATTGTCAGAAGTCATAGCCGATATATACAGTCCTACCTTCAATATTGAAATTAGGCTGGATAGCTCGTTCTATATCACCTAACTTCAAGAAACTATTGGTTGCTTCTGCTAACCATAAATTTAAATTCTTATTTTGAAAGTCTGCTACATTACCAGATAGCATATCTGCATCACGTTTATCTTGTAATCCTTCCATTAAAACTTGTTTTTGACTATCTAGATATAATAAAGGATTTGATTTATACCACGTTTCTGGCTTAAAAGTTTCATCTAAGCTATCTTGAGCCCAAATTAATCCTAAAAAGTTATCTGCATCACGCTTATAGTCTTGTTCCATCGCTTGCTGAATCATTTTTTGATCTTCATGAAATGGAACGCTAGGGTCTGGATAAGATGTTGATATCTGAATGAATTGATGATTAGGCACTTTGACTTGACCTGAAATAATCTTGCTAATCTTTTCTCTACTCTTTACTTCTCCAATTTCGTCAAAAATAGCTGTTGTAAAGTGAAAACTATCATATTGTCCTGATTCATGAGAGATAGCACGTAAAACGTTATTCTTCTCTTTCATAATCATCTGATCGCTTTGAGCTTTAAAGTCAACAGTAGCAGCATAATCTTTAAACATATCCGTTTTAACGATGTACTTCATCATTGTTTTAATATAACCAAATATCTTATTAGTCTGTTTAAAATTAATTGATGCCACTAGATAATCTTGATTAGACAATCCAAGGCTTTCTATAAAGTAGGAGTAGCACATTAAAATTGCCATCAAGTAAGTTTTACCTTGTCCACGAGCAACAGATACCATCGCACGACTAAATCTTTTTCGCCCTTCTAAATTTCTCCAACCAAATAGCATACAAAAAATAAACTTTTGCCAATCCATTAATTCAGTTGGAGAATCTGTATCCACATTTGGACACATTGAGGCAAATAATAGTAGTTTTTTAGCTTGTTTGACTGAATAACGATAAGGAAATTCCTTTGTATTCTGTCTTTGCAAATCTCTTAGGTGTCTAAAGCAAGCTAGCTTTATTAAATATCCTGTTTCAATTTCTTCATCAAGTACTTTAAAAGCATACTTAGTACCTTCATCTTGATATTTCTTTCTAATATCTGAAAAATCAATACTATGATATGTTCCTAAAACATCATGAGTCTGAGTCAAATCTACTTCCACTAGCTTTCACCTCCAAAAATCTTTGCTAATTTTTCAGTTGAATCTTCTTTTTCTTTGCTATCAACCAATTGCATCAATTCAGCTCGTGCTTTAGGAGATAAGCCAAGTTGACTACCAATACTAGTTATCTGTATACTAGCGTCTTTCATCGTTGCAACAGCTGGGTTCTTACGATAACCAACAAAATCTTTACCTACTATCGAGCCACTAGCGTCTTGAAGTGATTTAAATATCTTAGTTTGAATACCGTTCTCTAAGACATCATCGTAAGCTTGACGATAAATCTCATATTGCGAGCAATACAATTCTACTAATGCAGTATCTATTCTTTTAACTCGCTCTGTACTTTCTAAAAAGGGCACGATTTTGCGCCAACATACCTTTGCTACCGTTCCTAAGTGCTTTGGCGGCGTACCGCTTAAACGCCCATCATTCTGCTGATAAAAGACTTTTTTAACCACTGGCTTACCTCCTTTCAATCTTGGTACCCCCCCTAGGTAAAAATTTCAGAAATTGCACTTTTTTATAAGCCCCTTCCTATGTGTGCGCTCTTCCTTGGCTCTTACCAGGGCGGGGGATAAATTTAATTTTGCCTTTAATGTAGTTCCATTCAATTTATTTAAAATGCATCTACGGCTATTTTAGGGACGTTTTAGCAAGGTTATTCATTTCTAAAACAATCTCACTAATATTTGTAATTTTAGGTACTTGTTTCAACTGATTATCCTTACCTGTGCCATAGTACCAACGTTCCCAATCTGTTTTGAGTCTATGACACTTTGAACATATTGTAGCAAGGTTACCAGTATCAGCTTTCAAGTCTGTATCATATTCAATTGGTACAATATGATCTACTATCTTAGCACTGGTAATCTTATTAATTGCTTTGCAATACTGGCACAAATAATAATCTCTATTCAGTACTAACTGCCTTAAGTTTACCCACCGCTTACTACGATAAAAGTTATATTGTTCAGACTTATTATTGTTACGGTTGCGTGTAACTGTATTGTAGCGATGCTGATATGACTTACTTCTTGACCTTGCCCACTTCTGTCTATTAGCTAGATACTCTGCTTCATAACTATAATGTTGCTGACAATAATGGTCTGGTAACTCCACCATTGCATGACAGTCTTTATATCTGCATCTTCTAACTCTTGGCATATCACCCACCACCTTTATTCATCTAACTTAAATGCTCTATTATGTACATGACTATAAGCATCAAAGTAAAGTTCGTTCTTATCGCCGTTGTATGTAACTTCATAATACATACCATCACTAACTGTAGTTGATAGCAACGCTTTGTTGTTTTGCAATGTTCTATTGAGCCATACAACGTATACTTCATTAGTTGAAATCTCATTAGGTGGAGTTGTCATTGTCATTGATCCGTTGTTGTACTCAACTACTTTCTCTTTACACAATTCTACAAACTTATCATTATCCATTAGATACACCGCCTTTCTAAACAAACATGTTACTCAACATATTATTCTTTAAATCTTTAAGTGCATTGACTGTATCTCTTTCAACTGCCATCTCATGTTCTAATTGTCTAAACATTGCTACGATTGCTTTCTGTGTTTCATAGTCATGCAGATAGATAGGAAACTTACCTACTTCATGCTCTTGGATATTAATACCAGTTGCGTACTTATGCATAAACAAATCTATATTACGTTGCATCGCAATATTGAAATACAATGGATCTATTCCAGATTGTGGGATAATAGCAACGTTCTTTGTGTGAACATATCCTGGTTCAGAGAGAAACCCAATACCCCCCCTAGTTGCTGAGATCTGTAGAGTAGATGTTCCAGCAGGATATATCTTTCCTTGCTTGGCTCTAGCATACTCAGCAACATCTTCAAGCTTAACTACTTCATAAGTTCTGAAATCTACCATAGTGTCAACTGCCTTTCTCTATCCTTGCTATACTTTTCTTTCCAATACTTAGTAAAGTGTTTTAGTTCCTTATCCATGCTTGGTGTTGTTCCAACCAAATCATCTAGCATGTTACCGAACTCTATAGCATTCTCTTCGATTTGTTTGTCTATCTTTCGCATTTCTTTAGTAATCTCATATAGCGATGGAACTTCTTCAGGTTCAAATGTATCTATGTATCTAGGAATGTTTAGATTGAACTCATTCTCTTCAATAAGATATCTAGATATATCATCGCTGAACTTATCTATTTTCTTTCGATCCTTGTATGCTTTGATAATCTTATCTACATGTTCTTGCTTTAAGTAATTATGGTTCTTACCTTTTTCAAACTCTTTAGCAGCGTCAATAAAGAAAATCTTTTTATGTTCTCTTTTCTTTTTTAAGATTAATACAACTGTTGGAATATCAGTATTTAGGAATAACTTAGCAGGCAATCCTATTACTGCATCCAATGCATTGAGTTCTATTAAACGTTCTCTTATCTTTCCTTCAGCTTGTCCTCTGAATAACACACCATGTGGCAGAATGATAGCCATAGTTCCATCATCTGAAAGTCTGTTATATCCTTCTAATAAGAATGCATAATCAGCTTTAGATTTAGGCGCTAATACTTCAAACTGTTTAAATCGTTCTTGCTCTAGCATTTTACCATCTGGTTGCCACGTAAAAGAATAAGGTGGATTCATAACTACTGTATCAGCCTTGCTTTTTGGTAATTCATCAACCAACTCTATCTTGCTAAATTGTTCTTGCTTTGATAGCTTGTAAAGATGCTTTACTTTTCTAGATAAGCTATCGCCATGAAATATGTATGCATTAATATTTCTAATTGCTAGGTTAAATAATAGGAATGGCATCGCTCTGTCTGAGAATTCTTCACAGTAGAAACTACTATCACGATTAGTACTCCAACGTTTAATAGTTAATCCACCAGTACCAGCACATATATCAGCGATGACTTTAGATGATCCTAGTAATTGATTAACTAATTCCACAACTCCATCTGGTGTGAAATCTTGTTTGTTTTTCTTTCGGTCAGAATGTTCTTCTTGGTAGTAGTCTGTAAACCAATCATAAGTTAAGTCACTTTCGATAGCTAAGAACGACTTGAATAGTTCATCCTTCCCATCGCTCATCAGCAACTTATATAATCTATCTGATGCTTTAAAGCTCTCATCTACTCCAATTAGTTCATTAATCTTCTGAATATCTATCAATTACTACCACCACCTTTTAATTTAATCTTACTTGTATCTCTACTGTACTTACGCTTATGTTTTACTGGATGTTTCTTGTAATGTTTCTCTAACTCACGTAACATCCTTAGTTCTTCATAAGTTTGTACCTTTCCAAAATCTTTACTATCTTTCATAATTTTCTCCAAAATAAAAAGCCAGCCTGGCTAGACTGACTTAAAAATTTTCATTATAGAATTGTTTTAGTTTATGTAATTTAGTTTGATATTTCCCTTTAGTTTTAATATCTTCTATTTCATCAATTAAATTTTCTAACCCTTTGAAATCAACAAATATACTATCTTTATCAATATAATCATCTGAATAGTAAGGTTTTAATCCTGTACTAATAAATCCTTTGGCTTTACTGTTATAGTGTGATAATTCTCCTTTGAAAGCTAATAAAGTCTGTGAACGAGCCACTGCAATTAAATTATTAATTCTATCATCACTAATATTAATTTTTCCAGCTTTTTCGATAAATTCAACAAGCTCATCACTTTTAGGCCCTACATCCATATATCCCACACTAGAGATATTAGCTAGTTCTAATTGCAAAATTGGATAAACTGTTTCTTTAAATTCTTCATACTGCACCATTGCTTCATCAACTTTTTTAGACAATGAAAAATATTTTGTTGAAATTTGTTTAATTTCAGGAACCAGTAAAAAAGCAACAAAAATTATTACAAGCAGTCCGATTATCATATATCCTATACTCACTTTGCACACCACCATTAGAATATAACCAATGACAAGTATTACACTAATTACTAACTTCAATACTCTATCCTTCATTAAATTTCACCTCAATAAATATAATACAAAAGCCTAGCCATAAAGACTAGACTTCTTGAAGTGAAATTTAATTTAACAACTAAAGTACGCATTAGTAAGTTTTAACTCTCATGGTCTATAAAGCGACTAACCTAACTTACCTTTGCTACAATACCATAATAATTCACTAAAGCACCGTTGCAATTCCGCTAACTTTCCGTTTGATTTCCGTTTTTCTTGATATATACATGCAAATTAGGACAATCTGGTTGTACCTCTAATCTGTCTGCAAATTCATTTAATGCATTAACTTTTAATTCTGCATATCGAGTTTTTTCATAATTCAATCTTTGCATTATCTGCCAATCATACATATCATCTAGATATTTAGCAATTAGTATTTGTTTATGAATTAAACGACAGTTATTTAAAGCTTTACTAACTCCAATTAAAATGTTCTTTGCTATGTATGATTTAGATTCAAAATGATTTACCAAAATCTCTTCACTACCATTTTTAAAACTAGGTGATTTAGGCATATCATCAATCACTGGCGAACGTAAAAATGACGGTACTTCGTTTGCCATTCGTAATAATTTATCTAAATCTTTGTTAAAAAAATTCCTAACATTTCTAGCCGTTTGGACTTCGTCGATTGGCTCAAAAAGTTCCATATAGTCCATTTCTACACTCTCCCTGTGGTATAATTATTTTAGTTGATTTAAGTGGCACGTTTCCAAGGGAGCGTGTTTTTTTTATTTACCAAGAAACAACATTAAAAACGTCATAGATATAATGACCACTCCTACAATACCGATAATATCTTTCGCATCTTTGTACTCATCTTTATTAGCAAAAATAAACAATGTATAACTTAAGATAATATAAAATATAGTTATAAGTATTATCCCTGCTGCTATTGCTTTGTTAATTGTCATCTTCACCCTCCTAAAAATTATCATCATGAATGTTAGCTATCACTGAAACCTTAACTTGTGTCTCAGCTGCATTATGATTTTTAGCTCTGACAATCATGTTATGCAGTTTATTGTTAATAAAATATTCAACTAAATATAATTTCATCTAATCAACCCTTTCTCTTATATTTCTAGCTAGCTAAAGCCTCGCTACGCCCTCAGAACGTATGACCATCTCAAATCATGTGGATGCAAGGCGGTGTTACAGTCACACACGAAGAATATAATGCACGGAGGATTTTACTCCTTCCAAAATTTATTTGTAACTGTAACGGTGTATTTAAAAGAAAGTCTAGTTTTCGGTAGTAATAATCGCCAAATTGCTGCGATATAGAATGTAATAACGGAAAGGAAAACTTCACCTACCTTTTCAATAAATTTTGTTGTTTACAGCTCATCAGTAATATCACTACCTATGACTTAGCATCCTGCGACAGATACTAAGCCTGTACTGTGTCGTTATTTGTGAGATCCTGATTTACGGTTTTTGTGAATGTATACCGTTCAAATAGACATAAGCCAATATCTAACAGTTTTAAGACTTGTTAGGGTCAAATTTAAAAATTCACTACTTCGCATGCTTTTTTAATGCACCTGAGTTAATTTAAGTTTGAGATCTAATTGGCTAAACATAAATACTAAATTACTAAATTCATCTTTAAATTCATCAAACTCTTTGAACTTAAATTGATTCGACAATCTATTTTCTAAATCATCTTCGATTGCCTTTAGCATTACTACTAGTACATCCATTTTGCATGACCATTCTGCTAACTTAGCTTGCTTTTGCTCTTTCGTTAGCTCTTCAATCATATCCTCAATGTTTTCATTCATACCATATACCTCTTAATCCCACTTGTAACTGATTTTCTTCAAATGCTTGCCTATTATGTTAATGATATTTCCGAGATCATCTAAATCATGTATATCTAAATAGTTATCATCTGATATTTCGAATAGATCTGTATATTTTCGCCTAAGTGTAAATAACTTATCTCGATAAAAAATTCTTACTTCCCACAATTTAGATTCATCGAAGTCGGCATCATCATCATAGTTATTATTTTTATCTACAACTTCGATCGATATATTTTCAGTTTTATAATCTAGTGGGTACTCCTTTTTGAGTTCTTCAACCATATTCTCAATATTTTTATTCATCGCTACATCCTCCTTCTTTCAGTGCAATTTTTGCTGTTTTTTGCACCGATTAATCATCATCCAGCCCATGCTTTTTGACTACTTTTTTATAAAGATCTCTCATACCACGTTGATATTCATATTCTTGTCTGATCTTCAATCCTTTAATGAAACCTGCTAGATAATCACTATCCCAATATCTAGCTCGATTTCTTATCTTTTGTCTTGGTGATTGTTTTCTAATCATGCTAATTTAGTTCCTCCCAAGTTTTTAAATGTTTGGCGATGATTCCAATAACTTTAGTAATCACATCTAAGTTTTCGTATTTGACTGCATTAGCTCTGAATGTTAATTTATCCATAAAATTTGGAAAAACAGAGACTGCATCGCCATTGTAGATAACTTGAATTTCGCAAATATCATCTTCATTGAAATCTGGCTCTGATTCATCATCGTAAATCTTGCCATTCCCATCAATTACAAGTACGTATAGTCCGTAATTGATACGATCATAAATGTTTGGGAATGTATCTTCCAGTTCTTTAACCAATACTTTTGTTTTTTTATTTTCGTTCATTTTTTACTCCTTATCTGAAACATAGATTTTTCTAATTGTTCCACCCAGATCAGATGCAACCCTTTCTGCGATGTCTAATTCATCTTCATCATATATTTCTGCATTCTGCGATTTCTTTACAACGCTAATTGAATTTTGAGTTCTACCACCAAAATAATAATTTCCAAACTTTATAACATATCCGATAAATTCAATATCCATTTCATATCCCTCTAACACTATAGATTTTAATTTTAGGATTTATAATCCCACGTTTGAGATCGCTTGATAAGGTATAGACTGATGTTATCCCAATTCCAAGATACTCAGCCACTTCTTTAGCAGTACCAACAGTCAAGATTCTTTCTTTGTCGTCATAAACTATGTATGTAGCCTCCATTTGCATCACTCCTAACAGACTATTCTTACACTTCGAACAATTAAGCAAGTAATACTACTCCAGTTCCTTCTAATCGCACTTCTAAATATTTAGCAATAGTCTTGATAGCTTTAACTCGCCATAAGCCACCATCGCCTTCAAAGATTGCACCACGTGGCCCGCTTTGCATTCTAAAGATGAACTTGCTTTCTGGTTGCTCAACTTCAACGAATGTTCTATATGGTGCAAGTATTACTGGATTAGGTACCTTAATGTTTTCGGCGGTAGCAATTCCAGACTTGATTGTTACTGCTTGACTGATACCATCATCACCAGTGCTACGGACATTATCTTCTTTAAGGTTTCCAACAACCTTGAGTAAGATATCTCTATCATCAGTCTTTACAAATTTTGATTGTAAGGCGATGTTAAATAACTCGATATCCATGTATAAGTCAAAAGCAAATTCTGGAATAATCGCAGTTGCTACTGCTAATAATTCTCGATCTCCATTAGGTTGTAACTTACCTTTCAATTCAACTAGCTTCTCATCAACCACATGTAAGATTAAGTCATCAAAACTATCAATGTTTGACTTGATGTAATCAACTAAACCAGATAGAGTATTTAATCTGATTGGCTCTTTAGCTTTATAAATTACTGGTTCAACTAATACTGGCTCGCCATCTTTATTGATGATGTAATTCTGGCCATTAATTTTCAATTTTCGTTCTTCAGGTTTAATACCTTGTTCTGCTAAGTAATCTAGTGCTTCTTTTGTTAAATCCATCGCTCTAACCTCTCTTTTCTTGTAAGTCTATGATTTTACTTTTCTTCTCAATATCTTCAACTTTCTCGCCTGTATCTGTTCTTACATCGCCTTGTTCATCGATATAAGTTTGACCCTTAACACCAGACTTAAGTTCACTAGCTGCAATCATTCCTGTATTTAAATCACGGCCAGTCATGATCTTAGTTGTAACTGGTGCTGCAGGAGCAAGCTTACTAGAAACATTGATTGACGCTTTAACTTCGTCATAGTCTGCATCTGGAACAAAATCTACCTTAACGATTAAGCTACGTTTCTTTGTTGGATCTGCATTAGGATCGTTGATGTTGTTGAAAATATCGCTCAACTCACGCTCAATCAATTCCTTACCTGCACCTTCTGCCAATGAATCGATACTGAAATTAATCTTTACTTTTGCCATTTTCTTTACCTTCCTTTACTACAACTTCATCTAGAAACTTAACAAATTTTTTGATACCCACTAGATGCTCACTTGTATCAAAGCATCGCATTGAGTCAATCTTGGGACTATATAAGACAACTAGGTCATCTTCGAATAGATTTCCTTTATTTGCGATGAACCGCTTTAGTCCATAAGTGTCATCGCTGAATTTGACTGCTGTATGCTTAGCATCAATTGGCCACTCATCTACAACTGTTCTTTCCATACTTTTACCCTACCTTTACATAATCATTCTTTAAATCAGATGGAATCACTGGCATTGGCGGTCTAATATCTGACAGACTCATCAACACTAGATATCTGTCATGTTGTTCACTTACCATGTATTGCATTCCATCTTTATCAACCAACTTGTCATATCGTTTAACAAATTGGCCTTTAGAGTCTTTAAACTCCACAACTTTCTTTCTCACTGTTACACCCTCCTCAGCAACTCATCAATTGTAGCTTCTGCCTTAGCTCTTTCAGCCCTAGACATAATTGAGTTTGACGGTTGCTTCTTACCTGCATTCTTAGCCCAATCTGGCAACTTTTCTTTTTGAATCAATTGCCGCTGATTGTTGTTTCTCTTAGGTGGTTCAAAGTTGTATTCATTTTCCCATCCAGCATTTCCAAACCAAGTAGCGCCATGCTGAATAAAATTAGTTTGAGTACCTTGAACTTGAATCTCTCTGTTATAAGATTCGATACCTTTTCTAATTACTTCATCGCTAGTGCCATTCTTTACTGCTCGTTCATAGTACTTACGAGCCTTTTGCTTACCAACTTTTCTTGGATATAAAGTCCATAAGCTTTCAAATCTATCATCCAGTTCTTTTTTAGTTGATTTATGAACTGAATGATGTTCCTTAGATACAGATTTTTCAGAAGTAACTTGATCGTTTTCGTCAGAAAATGATCGTATATTATTATCTATATCTTTCTCTTTATCTATATCTATATCTAAGTTACGGTTCGTTTCATCGGTGTTACATTGTAACGCTTTTTGTTCGCTAGCAATCGTTTTTTGACGCTTACGATATGCTCGAACTCTGCGAGCTGATGCACTTTCCGACCCAACTAAATCAGCAGTCACATCTTCCGTAAATTTAAAAGATGTGTCATCACTGAACTCGATTAATCGCTTCTGTTTTAAGAATGCTAGAACAAATTCAACGTTGATTGTTTCTTCATCTAGCACCAAAGCGATCTCTTCAGCAAAACTATCACCTACACCGGAATAATAGATATACCCATTGTTTTCTAGTGATAGTAGAATCATCTCAAGGTAGATGACCGCATATGTGTCACCCCCTGATGGTTTACGTAACATTTTCACGACTGGACTTTTCCAGAAATCCATCTGTAATTTGATCCAGAAGTATCTTTTTTCAGTCATTTTTACTCATCCCCTGCTGTTTTTGTCTTTTATATTCTTCATCGAATTCATCCATTTGCTTCTGACTCATAAGCCTTAAGCTTAAAACGCTTTTGTCGCTTAGCTTGATACCATGAAAGTGATATTTATCAGCAAAAGCTTTAGCTCCGATGTTGTGAAACTCACTATGATGTTTAAAGCACAACATCTCAAGCCTATGATTTCTATGATCGATATGGTTACGATTATTTCCCATACCGACCGTATCTTCGTGATTTATCTGCAGTCCCTGTCTTGATCCACAAACAGTACACTGTCTATGCACCAAACAAAGAAACACACGACGTTCTGCATCGATTGTGTTTTCCATTGCTTTAGAGTCAAATGGAATGTCATATCGAAAGCAAAACTCAATCACAAAACGGATAAATTGTGTTGCCAGTTCTTTAGTACAGTTACTCAGTGAAAAATTTCCGTACCCTGTATTGTACGAAAATTGAAGTTTTAAGCGATTTTTCACTTCTTGTTCCTCATAACCTGTATAGTCTGAAATATCATGAAATAGGGCATAAATTTTCTTTCTCTGAGCATTTGAAATCATGTTATGATCTGCGGGCGATGCATCAAATTTAAGATGACCTTTTCTAAGTTCTCGCTTAAATGCATCAAGATCATCGATTTCAAACTGAACCTTAGAACCAACTATCCTATCAAATTTAAATTCAAAATTATCCATCATCGTACCTGCCATAGATGCTTTCCAACTTCTTTAGAAACTCATATTGCTCCTGTTCTAAGTGCGGAACAGTGAACAATATGTTAATATATATATAGAGTTTTATTAACTCTATATCTAAACATGTGATATCACTGAATACTTTGTTTTGGTATTCAGTTTCTTTTTTGATAGGTGCTGCAACACCTATCTTTTTTTGTTCTGCCACAATCTCACCTCCTTTCATGATGTTCATCTTCATCGCCCCAATCGAAAAATGTTCCATTTTGAAAAGCTTCAAGCATTGGATACAACATGAGACCTACTAAAATACCGACAACTAATATTGATAAATCAATCATTTCCTTTTGCCTCCTCATCTTTGCGTATTCCTACTAAAACCACTGTTGATAAAGCAAACCAAAATACAAAACCAAAACCGATATACAAGTGACCCATTCCAAAACTCAAGCCACTAAAGAAGATAGCTACTAAAGCACTTAAATTTATAAATCCTTTACCTGTATCATTCATTTCTCATCATCCTTTCTTCTTTTATTCCACCTATACAAATCAACACTTCCCGCGTATGCTATGCACGCTAGGATTCCATAAATACACCACATATCATTTCCTCCAATTCTGATATAATTTACTTGAGGTGATTTTCATGAAAGACATAGTTTTACTTAAAGAAGAAAAACAAATTCTAAAAACTCTCATTGAACTTGACAAACAAAATAAAATTGGAGAATTACGCTATTTCTATAAAAAATATGGTCATTCTGACTGCTGGTTCTACATATCAAGACTTAAAAACTATAATCTCGTTGAAACTGGTAATTCTAAATATTTTGAAGGAGCAGGTGTCAATGCTATAAAATTAACCACTTATGGTAAAAATCACTTCAAAATTACCTTTGCCAAATTTAAATATTTCTTTTTCAGGAGTATCTTTCTTCCCGCTGCTGTCTCTTTTTTAGTTACAATCGCGACATTATTAATACAAACATTAGTGTCAAAACTGTTGTAATTATCGATACACATATAGGTACCAGATAATCCTCTGTTATCAACTTTTCTAAATATTCAAAATATTCTTGCCAACTATCAAATGTTGGTTTTTTATTTCTTTTCCCCATCATTTCCTCCATGTAAAAATATCCTTGAGCCAACTAACCAAAACAAAAATTATTACATAAGCTATACACGCTACAATCACTGCTAAAACTGGTTCCATTAGGTCACCTCTAATTTCTTTGTTTAGATTTCCATATTAAAAATTGTTGAAAATATTCTTCTATTATCCAAATTTCATGCGTTGTTACTTCGACATATCCTTCTGAAAATCTAGATACTTTAAACTCCTTCATTCTGGCTTGATAAACCGAAGGCGAATATTTGTACTTTTTTACAAAATCTTTCTTCCGCAACATGTTATAGTATTCCACATCGCTCACCTACCTTATTTTCAAATCTATGCTGTCTCATTCATCTTCATAAACTTGTTGATGAAATATTGTTGACCTTTACCAGTGACTTTAGTTGTCTTACTGATAGATACTGAACCATTGCTATGTGTGATAGTTGATTCCTTAATCTTGAACAACCCCAAGTTCATGCTTCTTTGAGTTGGCATATTGTAGTCTGTTCCTTTTCTACTGATGAGATAACCTTGATCTCTCATCCATTGGAACAAACGATTAGCTCCGATATTTATTCCGTTACCACGTAAAATCTTAGCTAGTTCACCGATTAAGATTGTTGTGTGGCTTGCTGCAACACTATCAGCAAATAATGCTTTAGGTTTCATCGCTTGATTTTCAATCTTCAAGCGAGCATTCTCATTCTGCAGAATTGCATATCCACGCTTTACAACTTCTTGGGGATCATTCCACTTTCTTTCTAGTTCAATGAAATACTTTCTGTATCTTTTCCCCTGTTCACTATGACTCATCATGCATAGTTCTTTTGCCATGCTGATTGTGATTGCATAGTCTTGTAATTCTCTTATTTGAATTCCACCATTATTTTTAACCTCCGTACTCTTGCGTACACTGGTAAAATCTACATCTTCTATAAAGTCTTTGAAGTTATCTGACACCCATGCACTAAAACGTCTTTTAATCTCAAGTCCTTTATATAGTTCTCTAGCTGATACAACTTGTGTATCAGCTTTAACTTCAACTTTGATTAGTTCATTCATTACGGTCAGTCCTTTCTTTATCACTATTAGAGTTATTTAGGCTTGATTTATCGTTTCTTTCACACTTAAAGTGATAATTATTTGCAAAAAAAAGAGATTCTACACTCTTTTTATAAAACTTAGCTAATTTAATCTTAGTTTCGTCACTCCCACGACGATAACCATTCTCCATCATTGCTAACATTGATATAGATATATTGGTCTTATCAGCAACTTCCTGCTGAGTTAGGCCCTTTTCTAATCTAACTTTCTTTAAATCTGTCAGCACTTTAATCATCTCTCTTTCTATTTTATCTTTGATATAATTTGTTTATCTCCTAGTGAAAGGAGGTGTGCTTTTATGAATAATATGTTGTCAAATGAACAAATAGCTCATGACTTAGCTATTGCTTTTGTTTCTGCTAAATTATCTAAAGAAACATACATTTCATCTGATATATCTGTTATTACAGCTTATGAAGATGCTTATTCTGATTTTTTGCGACTATTAAATAAAATCAGAACAGTTAGATAATGTTTTTATATGCTTCACATAAAGAAATTATAGTATTAATTATTTTGCTTTCGGCTATAATGTCTTCTTTTTGTGAGGCGTTTTTTAATTCGTTAATACTTGTACTAATTAAATCAGTAATATCTTCTTTCATTTTTATTCATCTCTCTATTTCAACTTCATTCCCTAAGTGATGATTAGTTGTGAAAATAACGCTTTTTTCTAGGCGTTATTTTTTTTACAATCACCCAATCGTCAGCAATTAAATCATCTTTTCGTGGATTCCATCTTATACTTAAAAGATTTCCATCTTCTTCGTACATTTCAACACCCCCTGGTCCGTCTGTTGGAATGTAATATCCAAATCCTATCTCATCTTTACGTGTAATCGCTTGACCGTCTTTTATGGCTTTTATTGCTTCTATAATTGTCATTTCAATCATCTCTCTTTCTATTAATATTAACTTTATTGATTTAACATACTTCTGAAACTGTATTTGATATAATTAATTCATCTCCTAATGAAAGGAGGTGTACGTTTATGACTCTAAAAGAAATAATTCAACTATCAACCAGTATAATTGCTGTAATTATTTCTTTAGTTTCTCTCTTGTATACTAACAAGATACAAAGAGATTCTAAAAAACCTTATATTGTTGCTTATCTTAATAAATTCAAAGTAAGTAATATGGATTTAATATTTCTTGTTATAAAAAATTTCGGCAAAACTGGTGCAACTATTCTTTCAGTCAAATCGAATATAGACTTAAAAACAAAAAGACTAGAATATAAAAATAACCCATTATCTAATTTAGAAAATATTTTTATTGCACCAAATCAGTCTTTTTATTCTGGATTAACTACTTCAGATAAAGATGACAAATTGAACGAAAATCAATTTACCATTACTATTGAATATCTTGATAATTATAATAGAAAACAATCAAAAGATTTTCCTTTAAATGTTACTTCTGCCGAATTGTCAGATCATGTTTCTGTTGCCCCCACAAATTCTACTGGTGTAGAACGGGCTTTGTATTTAATTGCTAGCGAATATTTTGCTGGTCGTCATTAGTTACAACTGGAAATTCAAGATAGCTGTAATGGTCTATTCGCTCTAAAACATTCTGCAATATATATTTAGCACTGTTGCTATTAAATTTATAACTAGCTAGAGTTTGTAATATTTCATCTTCACATTTTCTAGTTCTTTTGTTAGCCATGAAAGGCATCTAAACCACCTCTCCTTAATTGTTAAGGTCTTATCAACCTTACATAAATAAATTTCTTCTACTCTAAGGAGTCAGAAAATTATATACCTAGAAAATCCAATAAAACTAAAATGAATATTCCTATTGTTACCCAGAAACTTATTTTATCTCTTGTTTCTTTTTTCATTTGCTTGTTCGGTTCTTGTTAAGGTATACTAAAGCCTAGGGGATTGCTCCCCTGACTTTAGTTTTTTTGGTTAGAACCAAGATAAGATTTTATCAATGATTAGAATTATAAAAGTTCCGACTTGGATATAGAACTTTATATCTTCTTTTCGTTGTTGCTTATCTTGGTTCTTTTTGTCTGTCCTTTTCAAGAACCTTTTCTCCTTTCTTAGATTTGTAAAGCCCTTATCAACCTTACATGTATATAATACTTCACTTTAAGTGATAGGTCAACACTATAAGTGATTATTTTTATAATTTATTTTTCACTATCAGTGATATAATTATCACAGATAGTAAATTTAAAAAGAAAGGACTTGTTACAATGGATAATAATATTGGATATAGAATTTCAGAATTACGTAAACAAGCTGGTATGTCTCAATTTCAACTAGCTAAAGTTTTAGATATTGCAACAAGCACATTAGGAATGTATGAAACTGGCAAACGTGAACCTAGTTTAAAAGTGATGAATAGAATTGCAAACTACTTCAACGTAACCACCGACTACTTGCTCGGACGTCCTGATAAAAAAGATGATGATGCTAAAACAGCTGATATTGAAGATTTAGATAAGATGATAGATAACGCTCGTTCTTTTGGTGGTAAGAAAATGACCGAAAATGATAGAGAAATTATTAAGGCTTATTTAAAAGGCTTTTACGATAACAAAAATCAAGGGAAGTAATTATTATGTTGTTTAACCATAGAATAGATGCTTTTTTGAGAGAGAATGAGATTACAGTAGCTATTTTAGATGGGCTAGACAATGAGGGATTTTACATACCAGAAAAAAGGACTATCATTCTAAAATCTGAATTGAGCAAAAATGAACAAATTAAAGTCCTATTGCATGAGTTAGGACACATATTTAATGATGATAAAGTTATTGGCTCTTACAATGGCTACCTTGTTCCACGTTCTAAAATGGAATCTAAAGCTAATGATTTCATGCTAAGAGAATTACTAGAAAACTACATATTAAGAACAAATACTGAACCTACTGATATTAATTGCGTATCATTTTTAGAAAGCGAAAGATTGCCAATGTCATTTGAAGATAGTGTACGTCGAATTATTATGGGTGGGTTGAGTGTTTAGAGACTTTAATACTTTTGACAGTGTTTTAGATTAATAGTGCATCGCGTTACAAAAAAACTTTTAACGCTTAGTCCTACAAAATATAAAAAAATAAATAATTTTCAAATTTAAATTAATAATGTTCGTGTTCTAAACCCGTCGATTTCGACGGGTTTAGAATCAAGAAAGGAATGATTGTTATTGTTAAATCAAGACAAAATATTAAATATATCAAATAATTCTCAATATTGGTTAGTTCGTGCTGGCAATAACGCTGAATTTTATGAAGATTTTCAATATAACAATTTTATTGCTGTAGGAAATAACAATATCTCACTTTCAGATTTAAAAAATATAAATTCTTATTATCGAGTTAATGAAGATATTTTAGAAAATCAATACAAGGAAATCTTTTTTAAAAACTTTCTTTCAAATTACAATAGCAATGAAAATAATAAAAATAAAGATAGACTTACAAGACAAAATGAATTAGCCAGTTTAAAAAGAAGTAGTAGTATAGCAGCTAGTAAAGTTTTTAATTTTGTTGAGAAAATGGTTGTTGGCGATTTTGTTATACTACCTGATCAAGGTAGCTCAAAGTTTTTACTAGGCTTTATATTAAGTGATGCCTTTGATGAAGAAATTAATCATGTCAATCAAGAAACTATTTTTGATGAAATGTCTGACCCTGGTTATACTATTTCAAACTTTCAAAAGAAAAGAAGAGTATTTTGGATTAAAGAGTTTATGCAAAAAGACTTACCAGATAAATTATCATGGATTCGCCAAACAAGACAATCTATCTATAATTTAACCCCTTATGCAGAACAAATAAATCCGTTAATATCTGCTAATTATATCTATAATGGAGAACTACATTGTCGAATAGGCGTTACGACTAATAAACAAGTAAGTTCAAAAGACTTATTTGAATTTCAAAAATTAATTGTAGAACTAGCAGAAGAAAAGTCGAATGAAATCCACCAAAAAACTAATATACAATCTCCAGGTTTCATTTTACTACAAACAGTTTTAGATAATTGGGAATCATTAGCACTCATTACAGCATGTATTTTTGGTAATGTAGATATTTCAAAATCAAATTTTTCTATTAAAATAACTGGTATTGTTCCATATTTTACTAATAGAAAATTTAAAAAATCATTGCAAAACGAACAACTTCGCAGTGCTAAAATAAAGAACGATCGCGAAGAAACCCAATTAAAAAAGGAACAGCTTGAGCTAAAGCACCTAGAACTTAAATTATCAGAAACAGATGTACAAAAAATTCAAGGCCTCAAGCTTACTAATTCCGAGGTAGGAAACGAAATTCCAGTCGAAATGCAAATAGATAATTTGTCTGATATTGCGGACTTATCCGAAATAAAAAAAGCACCAGAAGAAAAATAATTTTTTTTGAAATATGCGACCAACTTAATAGAATGCTAACTATTGCAAAGACAGTAATAAAACCAAATAATACCTGTATTAAGGAAATAATGCTTTTTTTCATTTTCCCACTACCTTTTCTACTTAAATAACTTAAATTAAACAGTACATCGCGCTACAACAAACTTTTAACGCTTAGTCCTACTAAATATAAAAAAGGTATTCACCACCTTCCACGATCATTTTACCACATTGAGAATGTGGCTTTATGCTCGTGAAAGGCGGTGAATACCATGGAAAATATCATCTTAATTTTAATTTTACTATATTTACTAAAGTCTGACAAGGACTAAGCGTTAAGGGGGGCGCCGTCCCCCTACGTGCGACGGCGCCCAGTACAAAATTTATCGTTGAAAGGACGTGATTTGATTGAAAGAATTTAAACTTGTAGATTCTGATTATTCAGAAAAATTTATTACTTCACTACATGATCACTATTTAAAAAGAGTTGCTTTTTATGAAACACAAAACAAGGACTTGTCTAGATTTTCATGGACTGAAAATAAACATGTTAGTTTGTATGTCATAAAATCCTATAATGATAATTTCTCTTATAATGATGTTAATAATGAATTCGCTAATGATTATTATTTATTTTTTGCTACAGTTAATGAAACTAAAAATCAATTATTCTATATTGATTTATATGATGAAACTAATAATTATACTTATGCTAAATTGTATTCTGCATCACAGAGTTTATCTTGGATTATATCAGAAAAACACATTAATGTAGATGTTAACAAGATAATTCATTCTAGTATTTTATCTACATTTGGTAGATTTTATGATGACACTAGAATAGATATTTTTAATTCTTCTTTGTCTAAACAGTGGGCAGATCAAGAATATGAAAATACACTAAAAAATCTATCTGAGCCAACAGTTATTACAAGTTTCCCTAAAACAAATAAACAATTTTTCATAGATAGATATCATTTTGATAAGATGCTTAATACTATAAATAGTAGTCAATTTACAGATGAATTTAATCAATGTTTGTACGCTTATGAACATGAAAAATGGTTTTTATGTGCAGCTGGTTTAGGTAGTTGTCTAGAACATTTGATGTTTCTTGTTTTGAAAAATTATAATGATAAAGGTTACAAAACATTAAAAGGGCTACCGAAAAATCCGACAGCCCATAACTATATTATACAATTCAGACAACCACCTATATCGATTTCATCACGACAAGAAACATTTTTTAATATCTTATTTATGGTTAGAAATGCAGTAGATCACCATAATACAGGTAAAACACAAAAAGAATTATGCGATTTGCTATTAGATGGTATTTCAGATTTATATAACGATTATTATAGTTCTAGTGTCCTAGTTGAAAAAAATACAAGATAATGACTAATGTCTATTCCAAATCTTCTGAATAACGTTAGCACGCTTGGCATCATCAGGATAATCATTATCATAATAAATTCCATCATCATCACATGCTAAATAATCTAGTCTGTCCCACTCGTTATCTAGCATGTCAGTTAAAATTTTATATTCTTCTTCTGTTAAATAAAGTGTAACCATGTTTTCACCTGCTTTTTTGTCTTTATTATAACACACAAAATAATTCACAAGTTTTATATAATAAAGGTAGAAACTCATCTGATGGAGGTGGCGGAAATATGAATAAAAAATTTGTAACTCATGATGAATTAAAAATTTCACAACTAGAAACTCAAAATAAGTTAATTCAATTAGATAATAAGACTGACACTAAATTTAGTGAACTGAGTAGTAAAATTGATAGCAAATTTAATATATTAGATAACAAAATTGATAATTTTGAAAAAAATATCCCCATAATAATTGAAAATGCTCTGTATAAAGAAAGAGAATACCAACAAAACCAACAAAAAGAAAATAGACGATTTTTCTGGGGAACAATTATCATTGGTGGTATTTCTGCTGTAGCTGCAATTATCAGCATCATAGTTTCTTTTCATTAGTGTTTTAAACCCGTCGAAATCGACGGGTTTAACTAGAGATCAAAAAGAACATACATTCTAAGGAGATGATTAATATGTATTTTCAAAAAAGAAATGACGTCTATAGATATTATGAACGTTATATAGATCCATATACACAAAAAAGAAAAACTGTAAGTATTACTTTATCTAGTAATTCAAAACAAGCACAAAATAAAGCTATGAGATTACTTAACGAAAAAATAAGGAACAAAACGGCTCTAGCTAACGATAATATTATTGAAGGTAAAACATTAGCTAATCTGTTTGATGAATGGTTTCTAATATATAAACAACAAGTTAGAAGGACCACTTTTTTGGCAACAGTTGCAAATATCCAAACCCTATTAGGTGTCATCAATAGAGATACTTTGTTATCTCAGCTTGATTCATCAATCTTAAGTCGTTCATTTGATGAGCTGCTATTCAAACATGATTTATCATCTAAGTATGTTTCCATCATAAAAAGTAAGCTAAATCAGGCTATTAAATTTGCTATAAAACAAAATTATTTAAAGGATAATCCATTGGATAAAGTTGAACTTTCACCTAAAAAATCTAATCATGGTACTAAAATAAAGGATAAATTTCTGGAAAAGGATGAGTTGACTAAACTCTTTGATTATATTCAAAAAAAGCACCCTAATTACGCTCCAATTTTTCAATGGCTATATTTAACTGGTATGCGTGCTGGTGAGGCTCTAGCGTTAGATATGGATGATATTGAATACATCAACAATCAATATGTAGTACATGTAACCGGAACGTTGGAATATAAAAAAGTTAGTGTTACTGAACAGCACAAAACAGATACAACTAAAACTGCCGCTGGGATTAGAGATATACACTTATCATCACAAGCAGTTGAAATTTACCAAAAACAATTAGATAAATACGAATCTGGTTTTTTATTTCAAACTGCTAACGGAACCCCTTATCAAATATCTTCTTTGAATACAATTTTAAGAAATGCTAAAGATAAGCTAGGCATTGACAAAAGATTATCCACTCATACATTTAGACACACTCATGTTTCAATGCTAGCTGCTTTAGGAGTACCATTCTATGTTATTCAAGATAGAGTTGGTCATGAAAATTCTAAGATGTTAGAACAAATTTATTTGCACGTTACCAAAGAGGCTAAGTTAAATTTAAACTCCCAATTAGAGAAACTTTGA